TATTTGGCGGCACGCCTAGCGGCACCAACACGGTGACGATCTCGCCCAACGATCAGGAGAAGTTGTACTTCATCGTCAACAACTCCGGCGAGAGCATCATCCTGACCCAAGGTTCGGGGACCACGGTTACGGTCGCCACCGGCGCGACGGACATCGTCTACGCGGACGGCGGCGGTGCAGGCGCGAATGTGGCCAGTTTGGGTGCGGACTTGTCGGGCTTTTTGTCCGCGTCAAACAACCTGTCCGATCTTGCGAGTGCGGCCACCGCGCTTGTGAATCTTGGCGTCACTGCCACCGCTGCCGAGTTGAACATCCTCGACGGCGTGACAGCTACGGCTGCCGAGTTGAACATCCTTGACGGCGTCACTGCGACAGCTGCCGAGTTGAACATCCTCGACGGCGTGACAGCTACGGCTGCCGAGTTGAACATCCTTGACGGGGCAACGGTCACAACCGCCGAGTTGAACCGCAACGACATCACGCTGCTCGGCACGTCAGAGGCCAGCAAGGTCGTCACGGCTGATGCAAACGGCGTCGTGATCTTCGACGCCGGTGTGGTCGAAGACGAAACTGCAATCACCTCAACCAGCAACGCAGCGACGATCAACTGCCGCGATGGCAACGTGTTCACGCATGCGCTGACCGAGAACGTAACATACACATTCAGCAACCCGCCTGCCTCTGGGCGCGCCTTTGGCTTCACGCTCAAGGTTGTTCAAGACGCTACAGCCCGAACGATCACATGGCCTGCCTCGGTTGACTGGGCTGGTGGTGAGGCCCCTACGATCTCTGCTGGTTCGGGAGAAGTGGATGTGTTCGTGTTCTACACCCACGACAGTGGCACAACATTCTATGGCTTCACAGCAGGACAGGTGATGTCGTGATTGAACGCAGGAGTGTAACGACATGAGTATTGCTCGGATCATGATGCAGGCTGCTGCTGGTGGGGATAGTGACATTACTCCCTTCTTATCTGTAGCTCATAGCAGCTCACCCTTTATCACTATTTATAATCAAGAGGTTGACACTTTTACTAAACTATCTAACCCAGCTACTTTACCCGCTGGGACCTGCCTTGGGGTAGCTTTTTCCAGTGATGACACCTACATGGCTGTGGCGCACATTACCTCGCCTTTTGTTACCATTTACAAAAGAAGCGGTGATACATTTACCAAACTAACTGACCCTTCAACTTTGCCTGCTGGCACGGGCTTTAGTGTTGCATTTTCTAATGACGATACTTACCTAGCTGTTGGCCATGCTACCACACCTTTCATAACCATCTATAAGAGAAGCGGTGACACCTTCACTAAACTAGCTAACCCAGCCACTTTGCCACCTTATCAGCCTGCGGACTTAGTGTTTTCTCCTGATGGCACTTACTTGGTTGCTGCACACGGAATTTCCCCATGCATCACTATCTACAAAAGAAGTGGTGATACTTTCACTAAATTAGCTAATCCTGCAACTTTGCCCGGTAGTGATGGTGTCGGGGTGGATTTTTCTAGTGATGGTGTTTACTTAGCTGTTGGTCACGGTGGGGGGGACTATCTTACTATATACAAAAGAAGTGGTGATACTTTCACTAAACTAGCTAACCCAGCCACATTACCGCCTAGCACTGGTAATGGCGTGGCGTTTTCTAGTGACAACACTTACCTAGCTGTTGGCCATGCTACCACATCCCCATTTATTGCTATATACAAAAGAAGTGGGGACACATTTACAAAATTGGCTGATCCAGACGTGGCCCTTCCAGCCACAGGACTAAGGCTTTCTTTTTCTAGTGATACTGTTTATTTGGCTGTGGCGCATTCAACATCGCCCTTTGTAACCATCTATAAGAGAAGCGGCGACACTTTCACTAAACTAGCTAACCCAGCCACTTTACCCGCTAACAACGGCTTAGGGATAGCCTTCTCTAACACAGGTTTTCCGCAATGACGATTAGCAACCTACCGCCGATCCCCAGCAGGAACGAAGACCCAGACAACTTTGTCGAGGAGTCTAGCAACTTCGTCGCTGCACTGCCCACGTTTATCGCTGAAAGCAACACGCTTGCAACCAATGTCAACGCTGATCAAACTGCTGTCGCCGCGTTTAAGGCCAGTGCTGCATCATCGGCCACGACAGTCAATGCACAAAAGGTTGCCGCGTCTAACTCTGCCAACTTCAAAGGCCCTTGGCTGGGCAAGACTGGCGCTGTATCCCCGCCTTACGCTGTGCTGCATAATGACTTGATGTGGGTGCTTACGGCTCCCATCTCTAACATTGCGACCAGTGAACCGTCTGAGGCCAATGCCGACTGGGCTGAGTTTGACCTATACCGTGACATCCGCAAGCCCTTCCCTCTGGCCCCTTTGGATGGCGCTACAGGTGTGCTGCCCACGCTGACCCTTGAGGCTTCGGTTTATGCCCCGTCTGTAAGCATTGACGCTAGGCTGTATCGGCGCTTTGAGTTGTCGCTGTCGTCTGATCCCACCTTCACTAGCCCTGTCTTTACGGCAGAGGTTAATGCTAACACTGTGGCTGTCACCCCTGACCTTACGCTTGAGGCACTGTATGTCTGGCGCTGCAAGGATGTGTCTGCCCGTGGTGAAAGCCTCTGGATGCTTACGCAGGGCTTTACCGTCACTGGTGATTTTGTCGTGGCCCCTACGCTTACCGTAGAGGGTTCTCCTAGCGATGTGCCTGAGGCACCGACCCTGACCACTAGTGCCTTTACGACTGTGCCTTCTGGTGAGGATACGCACCTTAACACAGACTGGCAGGTTCTTGAGGGAGCAGTTGTAGTCTACGAGTCTCTTGCTGATGCTAGTAACCTGTTGTCGATCACAGTGCCAGCGGGGAACCTAACTGCCAATACGACATATACCTTCAAGGCAAGGCATCGTGGGACTGACTTTGGTGAGAGTGCTTTTGCTGAGGTTACGGCTACTACTCTTGGGTCTTTTGACATCACACCTCTGTTGGCGATTACTCACAATAACACCCCATTTGTCACTATCTACAACCAAGAGATTGATACTTTTACTAAGTTGGCTAATCCTGCAACTTTGCCGACGGCTTTGGGTTGGGGTGTGGCTTTCTCAAGTGATGATACTTACATGGCTGTTGGGTTTAACGACACACCGTTCTTTTTCATTTATAAAAGAGACGGTGACGTTTTCACTAAGTTGGCTGACCCTGCATCCTTACCCACTGGGCCAGCACACGATATAGTGTTCTCAAGTGACTCCACCTATATGGCAATAGCTCACGGCATAACACCGTATGTCGCTATCTATAAACGATCTGGTGACACCTTCACTAAGCTACCTGACCCAGCGACTTTGCCTGCGGGCAGGGGACGCAGAATAGCCTTCTCTAACACAGGTTTTCCGCAATAACCTAAAGGACAGAAGAAATGCACATCCTAGCCCCCAATCAGACCATCGAAAAATATCCTTACACAATCGGTGAACTGAGAAAAGACAACCCTAACACCAGCTTCCCTAAGCGTCCCTCGGATGACTTGTTGGTTGGGTGGGATGTTTACTCTGTCGTCGACTCTAATTCCCCCGCATATGACCACACAAAGAATATCACCGAAGGCACACCTGTGCTGGTCAATGGTGTGTGGACACAGGTATGGGACGTGACTGATGCTACGCCAGAGGAAGTATCTCAGCGGGCAGCACAGCAGGCTGACGGCATTCGCAATAAGCGCAACCAACTACTGTCTGACAGTGACTGGACCCAGATTGCTGATGCTCCTGTTGATGCTACAGCATGGGCTACCTATCGTCAGGCTTTGCGCGACATCACGGATCATGCTAACTTCCCTTATCTGGGTGATGACGATTGGCCCGTTGAACCCGCATAAGGGGAATAACATGCCCCTCACGAAACTCCAGTTCCGTCCCGGTATTAACCGAGAGACCACCTCGTATAGCAACGAGGGCGGGTGGTTCGATGTCGACAAGGTGCGGTTCCGTTTCGGCTTCCCGGAGAAGATCGGCGGCTGGGCCAAGTTTACGGGGGCCTCGTTCCTCGGTTCTTGCCGCGCCATGCACCCCTGGACCGCCTTAAACAACAGTCGCCTCATCGGGCTGGGCACCAGCGTCAAATACTACCTCAACCAAGATGGCGGGCTGTTCAACGACATTACCCCGATCCGAGAGACAACGGCTGCGGGCGACGTGACCTTTGCTGCGGTAGACGGCTCCTCGACAATTACTGTCTCGGACACGGACCACGGAGCGGTAAGCGGGGACTTTGTGACGTTCAGCGGCGCAGCCGATCTGGGCGGTACAATCACAGCGGGTGTGCTCAACCAAGAGTACAACATTACCGAGATTGTCGACAGCGACACCTATACGATCGAGGCCCGAGAAGCGGGGACCTCGATCCAAGAGATCACTGTCGACGGCGCGCTGGCGCCTACGTCTGTTCTAGCTAACGCTTCGGATGTGGGCAACGGCGGCACGGCAGTGGTTGGGGCGTATCAAATCAGCATTGGCTTGGACACCTCGACATTCGGTGCAGGCTGGGGCGTGGGTTTCTGGGGCCGAGGAACGTGGGGCTCGGCAGCAGCAACGCCAATCATCACGAGCACCCTGCGGATCTGGAGCCACGACAACTTCGGCGAGGACCTGCTGATCAACCCGCGCAACGGCGGGATCTACTATTGGGATCGGACCTCGGGCCTCGGCTCTCGGGCCGTGAGCCTCGACTCTCTGGCTGGTGCCAACGCCACGCCGACCCTTGCCAAGCAGATCCTTGTGGCAGACCGCGACCGGCATGTCATTGCGTTTGGCTGCGATCCGGAGTCCACGCCCGGGGTCCAAGATCCACTGACCATCCGGTTTTCGACGCAGGAGAACCTGACCGACTGGGCAGCGACCGCGACCAACACCGCAGGCGAGCTGCGCCTCGGCTCTGGGTCCGAGATTGTGACAGCTGTCGAGACGCGCCAGCAAGTTCTGGTGTACACCGACACAGCGCTCTACGCGATGCAGTACCTCGGGCCGCCGTTTACCTTTGGGATCAACTTGGTCTCAGAAAACATCACGACCATGAGCCCGCTGTCGGCCATCGCCGTCGAGGACAACGTCTTCTGGATGGGCCTCAAGGAGTTCTACGTCTACGGCGGTACGGTGCAGCGCTTGCCGTGCACCGTGCGCGACTACGTGTTCAGTGACTTCAACTTCGACCAGCGCGAGAAGGTGGTTGCCTCGACCAACACCGCATTCTCGGAGATCTGGTGGTTCTACCCGTCGGCTGACAGCGACGTGAATGACCGCTATGTAGTCTACAACTACATGGAGCAGGCTTGGTACTACGGCACGCTCAACCGCACATTCTGGATGGACCGCAGCATCTACGACAACCCGATCGCCGCCGGCACCGACAACTACCTGTACGAGCAGGAGACTGGGTTCGACGCTGACGGCAGCGCGCTGACAGCGTACATCGAGTCAAGCCAGATCGATCTGGGGGACGGGGAGCAGTTTGCCTTTATCCGGCGCATGATCCCGGACATCACGTTCCGGAACTCGACTGCTTTGACCCCCACGGTGCAGATGACGCTCAAGACCCGGAACTTCCCCGGCGGGGCGTACTTGCAGTCCACTGACAAGGACATCGTCAAAACCGCCTCGGTTCCTGTTGAACAGTACACCGATCAGGTTCACGTCCGCCTTCGCGGGCGCAGCTTTGCCCTTCGGGTTGAGTCGGACGAGACAGGTGTGGGCTGGCGCCTTGGATCCCCGCGGGTTGACGTCCGCCCTGACGGGAGGCGCTAAGTGTCCCGCAACCTTATTCTTCCGTTCTTTGCTATTCCTCCACGGGAATACGACCAGCAGTACTTCGCGAATTTGACGCGGAGCTTTGCAACGTATATGGAGCAGCAGCAAAACCCAGGCCTAGAGCGAGCGACCAACATCACTCTGACAGACCTGAAAACGACAGACTTCGGGCTGGAACCAGGAACGTTGTTTCACCAGAACGGATTTGTTAAGGTGGCTCTAGCAAACGCGCCGCATCCGAGTGGCGTAGGCACCACCGCTGGGGTGGGCGCCGTGACAGTGGTGATAACATGACAATTATAGAGCTGCCCAACGGCACACGCTGGAAACCTTCCACAAGTTCTGATACTGTGCACTGCAAAGACTGCGGCAACGCAGTCGACACGCCAGAAGAAGTTCTCAGCTACCCCCATGGCAAGTGCCCCGACTGCGGCAACGAGTGGACAGGGAGCGAGCGGCGCAGCACGAGCATCACGGTTACCGCTCCCGCGGCAGTTAAAGGAATTGCGTAATGGGCCTTCTTTCAGCAATTGGTGGTATGATCGGACTAGCGGTCGGCGGGCCTGTCGGCGC